CTCGATTATTCCTTTGTCGTGCCTTCGTGCTTATTGAATACCAACTCAAAAAGTCCGGTAGCCGACAGGCCGGCGATCCCGCCGGACCACAGGCGGAGAATCAGGTCGAGCTCCGTAAACGGATAGGCCACAGCGCCGATGCCGAGGCCGATAAGCAGGCCGATAAGCGGCACGACACGCTTCGGAAGGTTGATCGACACCTTCACCAGTTGAACCAGTGCGGTGACGAACACCACGATGGCGGACGCAAACAGCAGCACATCTTGCATCACGTCTTGCCCGTTCATCCGTTAATCCTCCTTCTTACTCAGGTTGGTTTTATTCAGAAGATTGGCGACAACAGCCGCCAATTCTTCCCGCGACACCGGTTTGCCGAGGCCGAAAGAGCCGTCCGGCAGGCCATTCATGAGCCCGGCTTCGGAAACCTGCTTGATGGAGCTTTCAGCCCAGTGCCCAGCCGGCACATCCGAGAATTTCGTATTTCCTTTCACGAACGGTTTTTCCTCCTTCACGTCGAGCGGCCACCAGCCCTCGTCGCCAAAAGTGTCGTTGTCGTCGATGTTCACGCCATGCATCGAGAAGTCGTTCTTGCGCTGATACAGGTTGATTCCTTTGACAACCTCGCCTTTGCTCCATGCGTAGGTCTGCCAGTAACGGTCCGCCACTTTGGCAGCCATGCAGGTCTTCATGACGGCCGCGGAGCCGTACACGCCGCCGAGATATCCGGCAGCATTGACAGCCTCCCGGAAACCTCGCACATACGCCTTGACGGTCTCCATCTGGCTGGCCTGAGCGTCGAAGTCAACCGCCGTGTAGATGGCGCTTCCCTTCGGCTGCTGAAGCTCCTTCGCGTAAGCGACGGCGCGCTCACCGTCCGACTTTCCTTTTGCATACCCCTGAAGCACGCTGTTCTTGCCGTCGATCTGCCAAATGGAGATGATCTTCAGGCCGGCGGACTTCAGAATGTTTGCTTCAGACAGTGTCAGCGATTTCCAACTGTTTGGAACCGCGTAACGGCCGATGGCCGTGTACCCGGATTCGACGAACTTCTTCGCTGTTGCGGCGGACGTAATTTTCGTCGCCGTGTCGAACATCTTAGCCAACTTGGTCATCCCCCTCATATCGCGGAACGCCATGCCGGAGAACAGCGCCATGAAGTTCGGTGATTTTTTGGTGGGCACTTGTCAGCAGCGAAGTATTCTTGTTGAGTACGCCCGTGACGAACTTCTGAAATTCGACATCACGTTCAGCTTGCTTTTCGAACACGGCCGCCAGCTTTTCGAAGCTGTCCGTGTTTCGGTTGAGTGCATCAACCGCGCGCTCCTGCGCCGAAGTACTGGCCCGCCATTGATCCATGAGCAGTTGCATGATCTTGTAGCCGATAAATACTATCATGGCGGCGAGACCAACGGCCCCGATTCGCTCGAAGTTGGTCAATTCCGACATCACATGTACCCCTCCTTCCGAAGTGGATCGTTCAGGCTATTTATACCACATGGGATTCGATCTTTGGTATGATAATAGCCTGAACTTCGGAAGATCGAACAAATTAAACGTATACGAGCCGCGCGATAAGTCCTGCCTATTCGGCGGAGCCTGCATCTTCTTCGACCGGTGATTCCTCGACCGGATCAGCGACTGTCGGTGTGTCGCCCCAAACCGCGAAAATGGCGGAGCGGTACGGTTCCGGCACCTCGTCCTGCACCTGCTGGCGACCAGACGCGCTATTTACGTATGCGCGGCGCCACGGCTCACCGATTGGATACTCAACCCCGTTGATTTCGACATGCTGTTGCTTTTTGATGCTCACGCTGTTCGGCGTCAACATGTCCAGCGTATAGCGTTCAATCACACTTGCCATTTCGATTACCTCCAGTTAATCAGGAATAAAGTAAAAGCCTTGTATTTTAAGGCCGCTACTGTCTGCAAAATGCTCATTCGTGATGACGGCATTAGTACCAACGTTCCCAGATGCAAATAAGACAAGTGCCGCGGAATTCCAGAAAATTTGCGCACTTACCCACGCTCCCCCTGAGGGGAGAGTAATCCTTGTAGCATATCCTACAGGCAGTATCACGTCCGGCGCGGTGCTTAGTGGTATAAAAGGAAGCCCACTAATCCGAGCAGTTCCGGTTGCAGTACCTTTTGAACTTAGCTGCATTTCCATCGTCCAATATACCACGTTTCTGATTCGCGTATATCGTCCTTTTCTGTTGCTATAAGTGATGCCACTTGACGAATTACCAAAAGTTAGCTCAGGCGTCCATGTCCCGGTTTCGTAGGGGATTTCGCTTTTCGTCCAGAATGCACTTGCGTGCTGTCCGTCCACGGTGTCGGCATCAAGACCACTTCCGGGACCGTCATTCGATTCATTCCATATTTTTTTCCAGCCTTGCCATGTTCCGTCAACCTTTCTGCGGAAGTAAAATCTGTCGTTGTTGTAATCAATAAACGTTTGGGCTGCGAAGTTGTTGTCTACGGACATCTGGTGATGTATCAAAAATCCATTTGCACCAGACGGCCCGTTGGAATGGCCTGAAAATGCGTAGTAAAACCCGCTTTTTGTGATGTTGTTAAGATCACCCGCATAGTGCACGGTCCCTCGCGCGTTGTCGCCGTAGATAAACCGTTCTGCTTGAATACCGTCCAGCAAATCCGAGTCGAGGCCGCTTCCGGGTCCATCGCTCTCAGATGTCCATACCCATGCCCAATCGCTCCAAGGGCCAGCATTTATTTTTCGCCGCGTCTTTATAGCGTTATAGCCTGTAGTATAAGCAACTTGAAACACCCAGTTATCGGTCCCATTATGAGTATCGCCATTGGAAACCATAGTGTGGATGATCCCATACTGAAACCCCGGCCCGTTTACTGTGCTCGGGTTAAAGTAATAGTACCCCGTCTTGATAGCATTATTTGCATCGTTTCCGGGAATCTCTTTGCCGCTAATTGTCGCATCCACTTCTGCCTTCCGCGCCGCATCATCAGAATCCACAGGCGCCGCGAACTTCGCACGTCCGCTCCCGTCCCGCTGAACAATCGTGTTCGCGGATGCGGATGTGCTTGGTTGTCTGCCGTCCAGCAAATCCGCGTCGAGGCCGCTTCCGGCTCCATCGTTGCCAGAATGCCATGCCGTATTACCGTTTATTTTTACTTCAGTGCCGCGGATATAGGTGGGCAAATCAGGGTCACCGAGCAGTATAAGATTGCTATCGTTAATGGCACCCACGAGTTGAACGTTGCCGTTAGTGTCTCTTACGTATAACCCCTTCCCGTTGGGCAGTACCAAATCAGTGTTGAAAAATCCCCTCTCAGCAGTCACGACTTCTACCCACGGCGCCCATACTCCGTCATTGTATCTCCGAATGAACATTTGGTCAGTATTAGCGTACCGAATCGCAATTTGCGCTCGGTTGCCGGTCAAAGAACCGTAGAAAAACGTCCGAATATGCCAGAACGTTCCCCCGATGGGAGAATTGGCATGATTCGTCAAAATGTAAGCTTTTTGGGTCGTGTTCGGGTCTTCATTATACCCTGCATTTACAGCGGTAGATGCCGCTGACAGAACCGCATCCACTTCCGCCTTCCGCGCCACATCGTCCGCCGCAGACGGTGCCCCTGCTTTCATGCGACCTGCCGGGTCGCGCTGTACGAGCGTATTCGGCGTGGCCGCTGACGTGGCGCCGTGGACGCCGGTGGTGGCGTTGGCATGATTGTTAAGATTCGTTTGTACTGCATCCACTTCCGCCTTCCGTGCCACATCGTACGTAGATTTCAAGGAACACAACTGTCGTAGGTCCTCGTATTCCCATACACCGGCGTTTTCTCCGTGGACCGTACACACAGGCAGGTATCGCTTGCTCTCGTCGGAATCGTCGGTTACGAGGCGAATCTGCCACTGCACGCGGCGCGTTGTCTCGACGCCAAAGTCAGGGTCAAGGATGCCGTTATCCGGCAGGTCTTCGCCGCCGTCCGTGTAGTTGCCGTCTTTTCGGATCGTGTCCTGATACGAAACCTCAGCTTCCGAAACCTCGATATACACGGTACTCTCCGGTTGCACTTGCGAAAGGACAAGCGGGCTCTGTACGCGGTACACAAACCCGTCAATTACGAAAGCGCACGGATCGATTGTGAGCTCGTCGTTTTCATATGTGATGTTCGGAAGCTCGTCGACGAAACCATTCGAAAGAATTGCCTCACCCAGCGCCAAGGTTTGGTGCTGGAGAATTTTCTGCATTTCCGAAAGCTCGGTTTCGAGCACTTTTGACCGCTCTCCCCAGACAACGCGGCTGAAGGCCTTGTCCGGGGAGAACTTATCCTGTCTGTCAAAAGTCGGCATGATCTATCCTCCCTTCGTAAGTCGGTTTAGAACGTTACTTTCCAGACAATCGTAAGTTGCATGGACTCGTCCTTGTTGATGACCGGGAATACTTTATAGTTGAACATCATGCCAGTGCCGATGTTCTCATCCGCATCCCCGCCGAACAGGCCCATTTCGACTAGAGCGCCGACGGCTTCTTCTTCGGTAAATGTCGTGGTGAACTGAAGTACGTTCGTATCCTCGGCCGTCGGGTCACCGTTTTCATCCAGACACGTCCACGACGTAATTGCCTTCCGAACCAGCGGCTCACGCAGTCCGGTTTGTGCCGGGTCTTCCGGTTCCGGGCTCTGCGTCGAACCGCTTCCGACGCCAGTCCCGATCTCCAGATAGCCGATACCGGAACCCCATGACGTACCGGGACGCATACGCTTTGCCATGAAGACAGACGCCTGATTAACGATCATGTTCTTCATGTGGCGCTCGGACATGACCGATTCCGGGATTCGGAAGTACCCATGAGTAGGGTCTCCGTCGCCGTATGGGATGAATTCCAACGGCTCCTTGTGCTGGATGATGCTGACGAAGCCTTTCACCTTATTTGCCCCTTTCTCCGCAAACGCACGAGCAGATGCCACTGCGCATATCTCCTTTCAAAATCCGTAGTTCGGAAGTTTGCCTTCTATGGGATAGCATACCGCCTCCGATCGATGCATGCAATGAAAAAGCTGCTATCCTTCGGAAGTCAGACGATGATGGTTTCGACGATGTTCCCGTCGACGGTAATCGTAATCGCCGCCACATCCTGCTGCAAGCTGGACGGTGCAAGCAGCTCATGCTCGCCCCGCGTTTCGCTGCTGTTCGTTTCGAACGATATGTTCAGGTTCGATTCCGGCGGAGTCGGAAACGCATCTTCAGCGCCCGTCGTGATGGCCGGCATGCCTTCTTCGGAATCCACTTCGTACTTATCCTCAGCAAACGGCTTGAACAGCGTGAGCATACTCGGCTGGCCGCCGTCCATGTGAGTAAACGGCATACCGTGTGCGTCCGACCAGTAAACCGGGTAGAATTCTTCCAGTATTTCCGACTGGTAGCGTAGGAAGTACTCAATGCCGGCGCCTTTGGTCTCGCGAAGGATGCGGTGAAGGTCGCTGGCGTCGTTTATGTACTTCGTCCCGACGATGAGCTCGAACTGGAGCGGGCCGCGGTCACGAATCTCGATGTTCGTGTCCTGAAGCCGGTACGCCAGCAATTCCTCCAACGCGACGTTATTGGTCTTCGGATTGAACAGCCACATCGTAAACCGGCGGCTGAAATCGTTGTCGGACTCGCCCGGCTCACGCTTGATGGCGAAGAAATCTGCCCAGAAATCGAGCCATTCGCCGTCGGCCAGCGACCGATAGAGCGCCTTGAGGGCTTCGGAAGTGTCGAACTCCACGTCCCGGAGCACCCGGTAAATTGGGTACATGATCTGCCACAGATTCGACGTGTACGACGTCAGCGTGGCCGTCAGCGGGGCGTTCTCGATCTCGATTAGGATAAACGGCTTGTGCACGTTAAGTCCATGTTCAAGGGCTTCGGAAGTGTACTGCACAACGTACCCCATGTCCTGAAGCGTGTCGACGAATTCTTCCGCCGTCATCTTGTCGAGGCACACTTCCTGCCGCTGTGGAATTCCCGGGTGGAAAGGCGAGCTATGCAGATACATCATGCCGCCGTCGACCGTTACCATGGAGTGCGCCCCGGAACCCTTTTCGATCGTGAACAGCGGGATTTCCTTCGGAAGGGTGTTCCACAGATCGCCCAGATTGTCGAGAAGCTTCTGAAGGATACGCATGAATCACCCCTCCTTTTACGATATCAGCTCGTAAGTGTACGGCGCGTGCGGCACCAGAATCTCCGTCGTACCGGCCGTGATGTTGTCGTAAGAGTAAGTCTCACCGTCCGTGGAGAGCTCGATCTTCACGTCGTAGATGCCGTCAATGAGCTTCACACGAGTCTCCAGCGCGGTCTGAATCAGCGTATCGCCCTGTTTCAGGGCGGAGAAGAAGTCCGCGATCTCACGCTCGATGTACGGCTTCAGTTCTTCCAGCTCGACGCCGTCTTCCGGCTTAATGTTGATTCTGATATACACGTCGGCTGCGGATGCCGAGTACACCGTGACCATGATGCCGGCCGGCTTGTAGCCGTAGACCGGCTTGCCGTTGCTGTCGTAGTAGCCGTGCAGAATTTTCTGCACTTCGTCGATCAGGTCCTGTGAAGCCTGCCCCACGCCATTCCAGATGTACACGTCGACCTCGCCTAACCGCTCAGGGATGAACTCGAACGCTCGGGCGTCGACCACGCGCTCAATCACGTCCCCGTTTTCATCCGTAATGACGGCGGTCGTCGCGCCGTACTCGATAGCCGGTAGCGTTCCGCGGGACAGCGAGCTGATAAACTTCTGAAACCGCGACTTCTGCTCGTCCGGCGTTTCTTCCTCGCGACCGTTGCTCAGCGGGTTCGCGTTCGTAACCGCGTCCACACCGGTCGGCTTCGTCAGGAAATTGGTAATGGTGCCGGCGTCTACGTTGCCGACGGTCCCGGGCGTCTGGCAGATAACCGGAACCGTAACCGAAGTCTGGCCGACTGCAATGACGGCATCAACCGTGGTTCGGAAGTTGACCGGGGCCGACGTGGCCGTCGCTCTCGTGCGGACGATGGTGCCGGCCGGGATCAGGTAGTTTGTGTCGGCCGGCGTCGTCCGGCTGAAGGTGACCGCGCCTGTTGCGTACACCGCCGGCTGCTTCTCGAAGCCCATTGCCGCGTAGACGTTCTGCTCGATCATCGTCTTCATGGCGCGGTGGACGCGGTCATAATATTCCTCCACGACGAGTCCAACGGCTTCATACATCGTGCGGATGCGCGATCCGACACGGAAGTCTGTGAACTTTGTCGATGCGCCACGCGTCCAGTCGACCATGCGCTGCACAATGACTTCCATGGACTTTCGCTCAAATGCCATGATGCGGTTCCCCCTTTATTCGAAGCTCAGGACCATATCCTGCAAGGTCAGCGCCTGATCCGAATCGACGATTTTAACGGTCAGGTCAACGTAAATAACGGTTCCGCTGATACGCACTCGGTCGACGGACACGGACGCGATCCGGTCGTCAGAAAGCAAGGCCTCGTTGATATAAACGGAGACCAGACTGTTGATGTACGGAAGCTGCGCCTTGCCTATCAGCGTGTGAAGGTCGCTTCCGTAATCCGGGTGCTTCGGAAGACCGCCTCTCCGGCACATGAGCCGGTTGCGGATGGCCTGCGCGATATTATCGACGCCGATAACCGATCCGAGGTCGCCGAGGCCGTCGTCCCGGATTTCTCCGTCAACGTCGACGGCCAAGTCTTCACCGCCTAGTTGGTTCAGGTAGTTGTCTGCGTTGTACTGGGCATGGGCGCCGTCGATTACGTCGTCCGGCGTCGGGATCAACAGCGTCTGGCCAGTGATGCGGACTTTCGCGTCCGTCCCGTTAGTAAACGGCTGCTCATTCGTGACCGTAAGTTCGCTGAGGAACGGACCCAGACTCGACCGAACGTTCCCACGCAGGATGATCGTATTTTGAATGGTGTTTCCGAAGGTCCCATACAGCGTGCAGCGCACAAATGCATACCCGGTATAGGTTCCGGCCGGCATGTACAGGTCCTCGACCATCTCGTAAACCTTCTGAATCCCCTGCGAGTCGGTTTCGGTCATGAAGGTCGACCCGGCGTAGATCGTCACTTCCGTCGTTGCCAGCGCCCGGGTGATCTTCAGGTACCCGCTGGCGTAAAGCTTCCGATAAGCTTCGATCGAGGTCAGCGTGTACGGATACTCCAGCCCGTTGTAGGATACGATGTCCTCCCACGGCACGTTGTATCGTGCGGCCAGATTGTGTACATTGTCGATGTCGGTCAAGACATGCTCTATTGGCATTATACGCCACTCCCTTCCGAAGTGGTCAGATTCGTCGGCGTTCCGAACATCGAACTTCCGAAGACCGAGTATTTGTAGTGGAGCTTCATCAGGTCCGCCATGATGTTGCGGATTTCGATCAGGACATCGAATGGAACGCGTTCCGCAGTTCCCATTGCCGCGCAAGTCTTTCGGCAAAGGTCGATGTATTCGCGCAGCTCGTCAGCATTAAGGTCTATCCGGTTGGCTGTGTTCTCGTTGTAGTCAGACAGCGCGCTATGCACCCTCAATGCGTACATCAAAATAGCTTCAATGTTGGCCTGCTGCTCCCGAAGGACCGGATAGTTGATGTAGCTTATGGATTCCTTCGGAAGATAAAAGGTATCGAGCGGCATCGTCACTCGCTCCTTCCGGTCAGGGTGGTCAAGATTTCGCTGACGTTCGATATCGCAAGCCCAATCGCTCTACCCAGCGACACCATCGTATCTGTCGTGTCCAGATAATCCGGCTTTTCGGATTTCGCGCTGTTCAGTCGATTAATGCACGTGAACTTCAGCTCATACCGGTAAAGCAGCGGCTGCTCCCTGTTGCGCTGAAGCCGGAATTCGGTCGGCTGAATCTCATAGAACTCGTTGTCCTCCCAGTTGTACCAGTAAAGCGCCAGCGACGGGTCGCTGCTTTCGATAAGCCCGCGGTAAATCTTGTTTCGGAAGTCGATGAACGCTTCGAATCCATCCATCAGCTTTCCTTCGGCTGTCGTGCGCTGCCTGTAGCCGGTTGTCCCGGTAATGGTGACGACAGGAAGCCCCTTTCCGAAGTCCGTCACGTAAGCCCCGCCGAGGGTTTCCGTGACGTTGACACGCGCCGGCTCCGTCTGGGTGAAATCCTCCGGGTTAACGACGAGCGTATGCATGGCGATCGTACCCTGCCCCTGCTTCTTCAGGTCGAATGTGTGCCGGTACACACGTTTAAGCTCCAGCGTCGAGCGGCTGACGAGTGCCATACCGATACCCCCTTTCAGTCAATCAGCGTTTTATCCGATGCGGACGTAATTGTGCCCGTTCCGGTTACAGTTCCAATGGTCGGCACGTTGATCGTCACTTCGACGGTGTCCCCCAACCGGGCAACACCCTTGCTGCCTCCGTGATGTTTGATGGTCTTCGGATGGTCGATCTCCACGCCATCTTTTGTGACCTTGATAGTGGCCGGCGGGTCCGATCCATCTTCTGAAGTCGGGAAGCTGACCATCACATGATCCGGCGTTACGTCGATGTACGCCCGTTTGTCCTCCATGCTGTCATCCAGCAGGTGGCCGCGCACGTCTCGCGTGGCCGGACTGTCTTCCTCTCCGATGCCGAAGATCGGAAGCTGGAGTCGTATGCGGTCTTTGCTGACGATCGTAAAGTTGGTCGTGTAGCTTTCGTTCTTGACGAACCCGACCAAATACGGAGCATCTTTTCGGCCGTCCATGTAGCCGACCAGCACCGTATCGCCGGTGACCGGCTCCCGGTCGACGTTTCCGACTACCCATACCGGCATCGGCACACTGTAGTCGAGGAAGATAACCTCGATCCGGCCGAACTCGTGATAGTCCTTGACGCTGGTCACTTTTCCGATCCGCGTATTGTTGAAGCTCGGAAGGCGGTTGATAACCCGCCCGCCAAGCGAGCTTTGCATCTGCATCATCACTTCCGAACCTCCTAACCGCGCGGGATGCGCAGGACTTGTCCGGGATAGATGTAACGGCCGGGATTGGCGATATTGCGAGAATCGCGCTCGATGAGCATTTCCTTGTTCTCGTCCCATAGCCGCGTCCACTTCGAGGAATCCCCGTACACTTCGGGCTTCGCGGCGATCGTCCACAGGCTGTCGCCGTTCTTGACCGTGTAGTACTCCAGCTTGATGTCGTCGTCCGTCTTCTGAGATGTCGGACGCTGCGGCGCCTGCGTGTCCCGCGACGAATCCAGATACTCCAGATGATCTGGCGCAGCGCCGAGCGGCATGCCGCGCGTCAGCTCGAGCGTCGTTTCCCAGCTTTCGAAGACGTGGAAGGACTGCGTCACACCCTCAATGTAGAACTCTCGCTCGATTCCCTTCCGAACCAGCCGGTGACCGATCCGATAGTCGCCTTTGCCGCGGACGCGCATCGTGCCGGACATGTAAGTGTGGTTCTTCTCGAACCATGCCTTCAGCTTAGCCGTCCACGATTTCGACAGGCCTTCAAGCAGCGTCGGCGCCTCCGGGTTATCCTGCTCGATAGACAGGCCTTCGATAGAGACTTCAAGCGGGGATAGGCCGTATCGCTTCGCGTCTTCCTCGTTGAACATCGGCGGGACAACACGCTTCAGGTCGAATCCCAGCGGGTTAATGACCGTGCCGGCCCAGAACAAGTTATAGTGCTCGTTGTCTGAGATGGACAGTTCTTCCTCGATGACATCCTCGGCCAGAAGATCATGCGTGTAAAGCTTTTCCCACATGCCCTTGTCGAAAGGCGTGTTCCGAAGGACCACCATGACAGCGCTGTTGTCCTGCCCGAACCCGACGCGCGGACTCGGATAGTAGCCGTCGCCCTTCGGATACTTCGCCTTGCTGTCGTCGGAGCCTTCCTCAATCGTCTCGTTGACCACCCGGGGCCTGTCGCCTTTGTTCCACGCCTCGTCAGCGCTTCGAACGTCAACGAACAGCTCCGTAAAGGGTTTGATGGACGCACGTTCCATCAGGTTCCAAATGGAGCCCTCGTATTGGTCGGCTGTGAAGATCATCGGCAGGAAGATGTCGACCTTACCAAAGTTGTACCGCAAGATGTTTGTCACGTCGACCTTCTTCGGAACCGGCTCCTTTTTCGACTCGTCCCAGATTGTCCACTCAACAGAGTTGAGCTTCGGAAGGATGTACCGCATGATGTTGTCGAGCACGACGGCCGGCGTTCCTTTGACGATCGTCTCGGCCGTGAAAACATTCATCAGCGTAATCCATCCTTCGTCCGTCAGGAAGAACTTCTCGCCGTCCCGGTTATCCATACCGACTTCAGGATAAAACCGGAGCTGCGACTTGATGAGGACCTTCGCCAAATCGCGCCCGGTGACGGTTGTCGTCGCCACCGGAGGCGTCTGAGCGGTTCTGGTGCGACCAATGGTGTCGATGAGCCCTACCATAACCGTTTGCACGTCCTCTTTACCGTCAGGCTTCTTGTATCCCATCTGGATGACGACAAGATCATTCGGCGTCAGCCGGGACATCCATGCTATGCCGGCAAGCTGGATGCTGAATGTCCCGGCCGGCGCGCTCATCTGCTTGTGCGTTGTAACAGATATGACCTGATAGGTCGGATCAAGCTGTTTTCCTTCCTCTGTAATCTCGCCCTTTAGTTGGTAGCACTTGTCTTTGGTGTGGAAGCTGACATAAACCACCGGAATATATCGCTTGACGGTGCGGCTGTTGTTGCCGCCTTTCTCTTTGTACCCGATGCTCATCCGCTATACCCCACCCTCGTCGGAGATTGCAGAAGTTGCGTAAGCTTGCTTTCCTGCATGATCTTTTGGATCATGCGGCGAAGCTGCTGCTCTGTCATGCTGTTCAACGATTGCGCCCCTTCGCCGGTAATGTTGATGTCGATCGAAACCTCGACCTTGCGCGACGACGATGCGGACAGTTGCTCGCGGTTCTGCAGCGGCATTTGCGACATGAACCGACCAATGTCGGAATCGCCGATATTGAGCTGCCTCAGAAGCTGCTCGGGATTCATCAGCTCGCCGGCAGCGTTCATGTAGCCCAGATGCAGGTGCGCTCCGGTTGTCGAGCTGCCGCTTCCCGGCTTGCCCGGCGTGCCGCCGACGTTTCCGATGTAGTCGCCGGCATTGATCTCCTGCCCGACTTTCAGGTTCGGATTGACCTTCGACAGGTGGCTATAGTAGTAGATGCTGCCGTCCGGCATCTGGATGCCGACTTCCGTACCTCCGGCGCGGGTGTTGGCCTTTCCGTCGGAGTCCAGCTTGCTGCCGTCGTCGTAGTAAATGAATGCGACTTTGCCGCCTGCCAGTGCTTCGATAGGGTCGCCCTGTGCGCCTTTGATATCGAGCCCGCCGTGCGGCTTCGATCGGAACGATTCGAAGCTTCCGAAGCGAGACGTTACACGGGACTCCCAGCCGGAGAAGAACCCGCCAGCACGCGCCGGCGTCGGCGTGGATACGCCGAGGCGGTTCATGTAGGCATAAACGCCGCGGGTCCAGTTCGAATTCAGGTTGTTCGGGTCGTTGGCCGCACCGATGGGCGCATACTTCCGCTGAATATCCTCAACGGTCGTAAGTCCCTGCGAGATGTAGTTGCGGTAGAGATTCCGCGCCATGGCGTCGATGCCTTCTGAAATGCTTCCGAAGGTCATCAAGCCGTTCTTGCCCATCATGCCGCCGACATTGTTCTTGAGCCGGGCAGCAGCCGACGTACCGTTGCCGGTCTCGTGCATGGCGACCGCTGCAAGAAATGCCGGGTTTATGCCGTACCGCTGGCCGGCCGCAATAAATTCCGCACCGCGGCCGGACAGTACGCCACCCAGTTGCGCGTTAAGCTGCGCTGCGGTCACACTTCCGATGCCGCTGCGCACATCAAACGCTGCGCTGGTGAGCGCGCCGGCGGATGTAGACGCCATCGATCCGTTAAGAATCTGGCTGGCGTAGCCGATCATAAAGCGGAAGCCTTCGATAACCGGGCCGAACATGCCGGAGAACAGATCACGCAGCCCGCGGTGCTCGTTGTAAATCTGAAGGAGTCTGTCGCGGTGCTCCCGGCGCGTGTCCGAGTAGAAGGTCTGGCCGGCTTCCGACAGCCTTCCGAAGTCTTCGGTAACATCCCGGGGCATCGACGTAAACCGGCGGTAGTCTTCTTCGGTCATGCGGCCGATGAGCGAGTCGCCGGCGGCGTTTGCCTTCTCCTTCTGCTGCGCCATCCATGACCTAAGCCCTTCTACCTGCTGGGGTGTAATCTTATCGACATACTCCAGCCCCTGTCGTTTGGCACGCATAGCGTCGATTTCTTCCGGCATGATGACACGCCGCGTGCTTGGGTTTCCACCCAGAATCGAAGATGCACCCGGCATGACGGTGTCCAGAAGGTTGTACTCCCAGTAATCGGTACCGGGCGTGATGCTGTCCCAGTTGCGGATGATCTCATAGAGCCCGATACCGGCACCGAGGATGCCAGCTCCCCGCAGCAGGGACGAGGCCTTCGGCGTTTTGGGTATGATGCCGGACGCCCTGCCTGCTCCGGCTGCACCCGCCCGGCCGGCCTGCCGGCGGCGCATCATATTGGCGATCCCTTTGCCGGCCATAGCGCCGCCGATGATGGCCCACGGGTTGTCTTCGATGAAGTCCATGGCGTTCATACCGGCTTCCTTCATCCAGTTCGGGGCTTTTAGCGAATCCACCGCAGCATCCACCGCATCGGCGAACTGGTTCAGGCTTTCGACACCCGTGGTGACAACATCTTTCAGCGTGTTGATGACGCCGATAAACTCGCCGCCGACGCCTTCAAGCGCGCTCAGGTAGCGGGCGTTGACATCCAGAATCTCCTGCCCTGTCTGGTCCATGCGCTCAGCGTACTTCTCCCCGGAGTCGATCATACCGTCGCGGAGCGCGGCCATCTGTGCTTCATCAAACACCCGGAGCCCTTGCGTCGCGTCGTAAAACTCGGAAGCCTCACGCTTTGTTGCCGCGTAGCCGCCTTCCGTAAGCCAGCGCTGCATGATGCGTTTGGCGAGCGGTTCGTTGTTTCCGACGATGCTTCGGATATACGAGGACATAGCCGGAATGTTGTCTGGGTTAAGCAGGCCATCCTCAAAGGCCATCTCAAGATCGAACAGGTCCATGTTCCCGTATTTTTCGGGATTATATGCCTGAAGGGCTCGGATTCCCATCCATTTCCACTTATCGTTGTCGGGTGTGAAGATGCCGCCGAGACCTGCAATCAGGCTGGCGCCCTGCGCACCCGTAAGTTGGGTCATGCCCTGAGACAGACCGATGCGGTCGAGCGTCGTCTGGTAGGCCAGAAGCTGCCGCGCGCTGCCGTCCTTCAGCGTCGTGTTCATTTGCTGAAGCAGTGCGTTATTGGCTTCCATGACTTCAACAATACGCGGCGTCATGCCGGACGTAGCCACGCTGCCGGCAATGGCATCGGCGAACTCTTTCGGGGACGTTACGCCGCCCGCCTGTACGTTTGCGCCGACGAGCCCGGCCACTTCACCCAGCGACAGGCCGTAGGCCCTTCCGAAGCGCATGAGGCCGTACTGCTGCTCAGCGCTGAGGGCGCCGGCCAGTCGGGAATACTGATCAAGGAACTGCCAGCTTTCCTGCGCCGTGTAACCCATCCGGTCACGGCGGCCAATCGCCGCAGCAGCGGCATACATGCTCGACGCGCTGCCGGACCTTCCGGCGTACCCGCGGAGACGCTGCGCAAGGTCAAGCGACTCGACTTCCCGGGCATACGCAGCTTGATAGGCCTGTGACAGAATAGCGCCGATTCCGCCGATGCCGGCGAGCGCCAGCGCGGACCTTCCGAAGCCGATACCGCGCCGCAGGAGCTGCGACCGGAGCATCCGTCCGAACAGGCTGTTTTCGGAGGCTTCATTAAGCTGGCCGGCGTCTACGCCAGCGGTCTTCATCGAAAAGCTGGAAGCTTCCGAAGTTCGCTCTTTGTAAATGCGCTCGATAATATAGAGCTGCTGCCGCAGCACGTCCAGCTCTTTCTCGCGCTCCTGAATCGTCTTGCGTATTTCCTCGCGCTCGTCCTCCTGCGCACGCTCCATGCGCTCATAGAGGCGGTCCAGTGCATCATTGTGCCGCTGGAACTCCGCATCGATGGCCTCCATTGTCGACCGGAAGCGGTTTTTGAAGATATCCAATGCGCGCAGGTTTTCTTCGCTGAACACACCACCGCGCCGAGCGCCACGGTTGACTTCCGTGACGATCGTTTGCAAGTCCTTCCGAAGGGTCTTGATTCCTTCTTGAAGGCGTGTGTACTGCGGCGTACCCGGCATAGGGACGCCAATAGATGATCCGCCCCGTGCCGTTGCTTGCGGCGACGACCCCGCGCGGAGCTGGCGCATTTGAAGCTCGTACAGCCGCTCGGCCTCCATAACCTGCCTGCGGATCACATCGAGCTGCCGTTCGCGCTCCTGAATCGTGCGCCGGATCGCGTCGCGCTCGGACGCCTGCGCCCGGCTCATGGACCGATGAAGTTCGTCGATGATCTGATTCTGCTTCTCGAACTCGCGGTCGATCTCTCGAAGCGTGGAGACAAACCGGCGCCGGAATAAATCGAGCGCACGAAGACGAGACTCGTCGAACACGCCTCCCCCTCGTGCGCCCCGGCTCAGTTCATCCGTGACATTTTTCAAATCGCTTCGCAGTTGCTTAAGACCGCGTGTTAGCTGTCCGAAGTCGCCGCGTGCCGAGACGCGAATCGATTGCTCCACGGAGAACACCCCCTGCAAGGGACTGGGAAGGCGCCAGCTCTACACGTCTTCCCAGTCGTCACTATCGTCTGTATCGGAGCTGTCCAGCTCTGGCACGCTGTTCGCCCCGGATTCTTCAGCCTCAACCTGCTTTTCGTATTCTTCGTAGGTCGGGTCTGTAAAGATTTCTTTTGCGCTGTTGCGCAGCATCTGGTCGAGCTCTAAGTGCGCAAATTCGAGCTCGATCTGCTCGTCCGTCATGGCCAGAATGCGCGGATCAGTCGGCGGAATTCCCCCGTACAGATGCTTCCGAAGCATCCAAAGCTTCCGCTCCTTCGGAATCCGAACCATCATCGGAAGCAGTTGCTGCACTTCGGACGAGAAAGGAGTCCTCCCAGTTACGGTACTGGCCGTACACATGGTAGATGATCTCAATTTCCGTCAACTTTTCCATGTCGCGCAGCCAGTCCGGCATATCCACCATAGCGACGCGGAGCGTTGCCATGACACGCGCGTGGAACTTCGCATTCTCGTCGATGAAGCGGATGTCGGTCACGCCCGCCTTTCGGAAGTACTCAGCCACGAGCGCTTCCACGCGCAGCATGTCGCCTACCGTAAGGCGCTTGAACGTCACGTCGCCTTTGTACGTGTTGCCTTCGGGAGATGTGAAGTCGATATGTACCGTCTTCCGAAGGTTTCCGGCGAGCTGAACGTTCTTTTGGGCCTCCATGAGCGCCTTGACCTTCTCCATGTTTTCTTGATAAACCTCGTTTTTCACCTTTACCATCCCTTTCATATGATTTCTCTCCAATTATAAAACATCTCCCACCCAAACGGATAGGAGATGTTTCGGTCTTCGGAAGATTGATCGTTACGCTACCGTTTCGGCGACGCCTTGGTCAGCCGACAGGTAGTACCACGTTGCCTGCTCGCCGGCGAACGCGTTCGCCCGGAAGTCCTCGGAGCTTTCTGCGAGCGTACATCCCCGGTAGACCATGACGATTTCTCCGGTGTAGATGTCCGTAACCTCGATGTCGATGACGCCCATTTGCAGGATACCGATACCGAGGGCGGCCAGACCCAGTTGCTTCAGCGAGCGTTGGCGGATGCGGTACTTTTCCAGCGTCACCGATCCGTCATACCGGAGTGCCACGTGCTCGTTCGGCATGATGGAGCCGATTTCGTACACACCCTCAACGCCGAACGAGCGCCGGCCGCTGATCGACTGGGCGCGTCCGATCTCCTGCCCGTTTACCTTCAGGCGAATTGTGTGGCCGGAGTGCACCGATTGCTGATTTACGCTTGCCATTTCCTGCTTCCCCCTTTACATGGTATAGGTTCCAGCCGACTCATTACAGGGTCAGGCTGGTCGTGATGAGGAAGTTGTTGATCGGGAGCGTCGGCGTGCCCTGCCATTCCAGATTAAACGTCGTACCGTTCCGCGTGACTTTGACGGAATCCGCAACGTATCCGGCAATCAGGCCGCTCGATACGAACTGCTCCAGCATCGATACCAGATCGTTGTACATCGTGATTTCGACGCCGCGGACGCCAGCTTTGCCGACGTACTTGTTCTCGAAGTGCGTTTCAAGATTTTCGGACATAATGTCCTTCAGCGTCGATACCGACAGTTCAGCTTGCGTCAGGTCGGCCGAGGACGAAGTCGTAATGCCCTGCACGATCCGGTATCCGCCGTTCTTCACCACTTCGACGACGCAGACGTGCGCATTCAGAAGTTCGACGATTTCCGTCGGCTTGTACTGCTTCTCGAGCCCTGCGAACTTGACCGCCTTATAGGTAACAGGCTCCTGCGGCTCTTGACCGGACCAAATACCGGCTACGGCCGCTGCCGTGTAGTACGACGGCTTCGTTACTCGGTTGCCGCTGGAGTCCGCTACCATCGGACAAGGCGTGGCCAGCAGCGCGCGTTCGTTATTCAGCGCAGCAGCAAGATTCTTGATGTTTTCAATGGACTCGCCTACAGCGTGGCCGTAGAATGCCCGGCGACGACGGCGGTTGTGGATGTTCGACATAGCCTGTACATGCGCATCGACCTTCGCCTGAATGGCTTGTGCTGTCGTGACCGGGATCAGGCCGTCCACTTCGATCTGCTCGAGCACTTCCAGCGCTTCTTCCCAGTCGCTGTCCGTGACCGGTGCGCCTGCGCCGCCACCCGACAGATTCGTTTCGGCCAGCGTGCCGAGAACTGCGGTACCGGAACCAACCACTTCAGCCGTTACGAGCGCGCTGCTGGCGTTGACGAGTGCTGCAAGTTCTTCAACCGTCTTCGTCGCATCGTAGGACTCCGACCTCCCGTCGAACGCCACGATAAGGTCGTTGTTTGCGACTTCCACCGTGATGCCGTTGCCTTTCGTGCCATGGGCACGTGCCGTCAGCTTCAGTACATCGGCCGGGGATTCTTCGTCGTTGTCCTTCAGCGTGATGCTGGCGGCTACCGGTTTGTTTACCGGCACAACGTAGATCAGGTTGGCGCCATGCTGCCATGCGGTGTACATCACATCCAGCAGCTCGCCCTGCGTCAGCGCTTTACGCGCTTCGGAAGGCTCCGTGAAGGCGTAGGCACGACCCGGCGCCAGCGAGGCGGACTCATCCATCACGCCGATTACGGCCAAACTGCGGAGTGCGCCCAGCGAGACCGGAACCATGTTCGCTGTATCCACAATCGCAAAAGCACCCGGGCGCTGGATGGTCGTTCCGCCAAACGAGATGTTGATTGCCATAGCTGATACCCTCCTTTACGGACTTTACGGATACACCCGTTTTGCTTGCTTTTCGAAGGCTGCGGCCCATTCCTCCGCTGTTTTCGGGTCCAGCGCGCCCGGAGTGTTGGCAGCCTCCGCCTTGAAGCTTGCGACCAGTCCGGGGCGTACCGATACCCGCCGCAAGTACCCTTCAAACGTAATTTTACAGTCTTCCGAAGCTTGCGTCGACGCTAATTTACTCCCGCCTCCGTTCACTTCGGAAGGCTGAGGGCTGTCTTCCGCCTTCGGAAGTTCTGCGGCTACAGGCTCCTGTACAGCCTTGCGCTGTTGGCCCTTCTGCGTCTTCGTGCTCCGCTTACTCATATCCGTCATCCTCCTTCCACAGTGCCATTATCGATGACCGCCGAGATCGGCTCGACATCTTCGATGATATCGACGTTGAGCGGATTCGCATAAGTCAGGGTAATGGTGCTCCAGTAGATAACGCTCGGAGCAAACTGCATGGTGCTGTCCTGCTCGTCCCTGCCCATGCGAAGCGTGACATTACGAAGCCCTTTCTCAACCAGCGGCAGCCGGAACGCGAACAGGATCGCGCGCAGTGTAAGGTAAAGTGCGTCGCGCTGGTCGGCGTTCGTGTGCCAGATGCGGACTTCCATGGACTCATTGAAGAACGTGCCCTGCTGGTGCCGGAACTCTCCAGTTCCGTCGTAAGAAGCACCGATGCTGTCACCGATGGACATTTGCGTTTCGTCGTCGGATATTCGGTTGATGCCAATGCATGGCAGCTCGCTTGGTAGGGCAGGATCGGACTTCAGGACGCGGACATCCCCGAAGCCCTTTTTCGGAAGCTGGGCTTTTAGAATGTCGACCAATTCCTGCTTCACGTCTATTGTGGCGTAGTCGAACTCAATGTCAGCCATCAGCTTCCCCCCAATCCCATAAAGTAAAGGTCCATTTCGAATCCGCGCCGGATGAGCTGAAGCACTTCTTCCTTCGTATTCTCGACAACCGCTTCGCGGATCGGGCGCGGCGGCGTTCCGGGATGCATCCAGCTCCGCGGGTCGGACTTATCCGACACCCTTCGGAAGGTCATGTACTGCGAATGCCCCGGCCGTCCCATGCGAACCATGCCCTCATAGATACCGCTTTTGTGCTGATAGCCGGCCCCCGGGTGAGCGCCGATGTGCGTCCGCATGCCGTACTGTGCGTCGCGCTCCACACCCTGACTGTACCGTCCGCCCCAAACATAAACACGGGCGTCTCCAGTCAACCCCTGCTCCCGCCGGGTGTAGCCGAGCCGCCGGGCAGCGTTATAAACGGCCCGGGGCATAGCCGGAATTGTCGTCGCGCCGGGCGTTCCGTGCCGGAACGGAATCGTGATGTACCGGCTTCCGTTCTTGCCCTTCTTCGCTTTCGGCGAGGACAGCAGCGCTTGCTTCATATCCCGCGGGCGCTGCCCCTTCTCAATAGACTCACCGTGCGGGCTGGTCGTGAACACTTCACCCGTCAGGTCGTTCGGAAAACGAACGCCGTCCTGAATGCTGCGGACATATTCGCCGGTCACCACGTTGATGCGGAAGCTTCCACCGCTGTACGTGACGTAAGCGCCGGATGCGTACTGAATCCACGTGCGCTGAATGACATCGACCGTGGCTGCTCGTATGGCCTCTTTGGTAAAAGGGAGCTTTTGCCCGCTCGAGCCCGCCGATTCCAGATTCGAAATGATCGTATCCAGATTCGGAAGCTCGGCGGAGATCGTCAGTAGGCTCATACCGGCTTCTCAAAACCCGCCGCCCGGTATCGCAGCACCACATAACGCGGCAGAAGCTGGCCGTCCTGATAGCGGGGCTTCGGAAGTGTTGTCAGGACCGTGAATGACGGCCTGTGGTGGTAAGTGACGCTATACTGCTCCCCATCTTCCGGCGATCTTCCGCCGGGCAGCCATACGATGCGGTTGTTCTCGTGTGTGTAGTCGACATCCGGCTCGTAGTCGATAATCTCTCCCGTCACCGGGTCGGTCTTGCGCACGACCTGAATGTCGATGATGTGATCATTCAGTAGTGTGTCCGCCGGCCTCTGGTACATCGGCTGATTGCGGATCAGGACTTCAGAAGATTTATAGTCATCGTCTGTGACGGTGATGATGTCGAACATGCCGACGTTGTACGCCGGAACGATCTCTTTTACGTTCATGTTGAACGTTCCGTCGTCGTTCCGCTTGTACATGTACTTCGGAACCGTCATGACGGCGTCGCCGACATGGAACATACCCGCCGTTTCCTCGAACTCGGCGTTCTGCGTGATGCTGGTCAGCAGCACCCGGCTCAGTACCGGCGGCTTGAAGATGCGTCCCCGGCCGTTGCAGGCGGCGCAATCGTACCTCGGCTGCTGGCTGTCCATGTTCCAGCACGAGCACAGAATGCCTTCTTCCCACAACACGTCACGTCCGCGCCGATAGATAAGGTCTTCGAAGCGGTCGCCATGCAGGCGTATCTTCCGAATTGCATTACCCACATCCGACACCGCTTATCCCTCCTTTACAGTACGGTAAACGTGACGCCGCGCACCGCAGACCGGATGTTGCCGGATTTCGCGCTGAAGAAGTCCTTCACTTCGTCCTGCAACTGTTTGATGTGCGCGCCGTAGGTGGCTGACGTTGCGGATGCCGTCAGGCTGACGGACTCGCTCAGACCGTCGATGGATGTCGACATGCCGGCAATACCGACCATGACGGCGTCGCCAGCGACGCCCAGAATGTCGATAGCTGCCATCTTGCCGACAGCCGTAACGATGTCACTCGGAATCTGGCCGAGCTCGAAGCCTGCGACATACGAGGCGAAGATCATCTGTGGCACGTTCGTCTGAATCAATCCGGTCAAGAACGGATAGCCGGAAAGCGACGATCCTGCAAGGCTGAAGATCGTCGGATCGCCGGCATACGGCACAATCCTGACTTGCCCGGAGCGCGGGTTGGTCTTCAGCCACTCCGGCTTCGTCATGAAGTCGAAGATGATCTGGTTATTTGGAAGTATCAGCTTGAACTCGTGCAGCTCGATGACCGGACGATGCCGCAGTTGGAGGAATCCGTAGTTGAACCACTGCTTGTAGTCGTAATCATACGGCGGTTCCTCGATGTCGAAGTCCACGCCGGGCTCGAGCCCGCGCATCTCGCCGTTGCACGCGATAATCGTCGGCTTTAGGAAGACTCCCAGCTCACGCTCCATGCGGGCGATTGCGCCGTTCATAAAGGAGATGATGTCCTCGTCCGTCATCGGCGTTCCGTCTTCGGTAGCCAGCGGAAGGCCGAAGCACCACTGCCGGCGAACGTCGTCCGGGCTCGGAAGGTTCGTCGTGGACTTATACTTTTTGATCGTCCCGCCCTGTCCGTCGTCGATTTCCTCGACTTCCCAGTACGGAACAACTTTCGTGTACTTCGGCATAGGGTCCACTCCTTACGAGCGGTAAGCGACCACCGTGACCGGACCACTCGCTTTGAAGGTGTACAGCGACATCGGAATTGCCCGCGTCGTTCCGGCCTTAATCGGGATGCCGGCCGGAACAGCCGGGTTCGCTATGCCACTCGGGAGGATCGGATTCGGGAAGAAGTAGACATCCGATTGTCCGTCATTGGTCACTTCCGCGTACAGATAGGCGCCGTGCGAGTCGAGTACGCCTTCGGTTACGCCCTCGAACACGGCATGACTTCGGAAGCCAAATACAGGCATGTATTACCCCTCCTTCTTCGGGGCTGCCGGTTTGGCCGGCGTGCGGCGCGTGGGTGCTGCCGGTGCTGCCGGTGCTGCCGGTGCTGCCGGTGCTGCGGGCAAGGTCGAAGAAGCTTCAGCAGCTTCAGCAGCTTCAGCAGCTTCAGCAGCTTCAGCAGCTTCAGCAGCTTCAGCAGCTTCAGCAGCTTCAGCAGCTTCAGCAGCTTTCTTCAGCTCCGCAACCTCTGCCTCCAGTGCCTTAATTTTCTCTTGTGCCTTCTGAAGCTCAGCCGTAAGGTCAGCGTTGGCTGCCCTCGCGCGCGCCAGTTCGCCGCGCAGGTCGCGTTCCTCGTCCGAGACCACTTTCGGTGCTGCGGCTGCCGATGCAGCTTCTTCCGGCGCCGGGAACGTGCCATCTTCATTGGCGAACAGGTATTCATGCGACAGGTGCTCCTTCAAGAACTCGGCAACCTTTTCCGAAACAGAAGCGACGCCGTTCTCGCTGAACACCACGAGCTCTCCACAAATCTTGACCGTCTCCGGGAACCGGCCGACGATCTTTCTGACTTTGATAGCCGACATAGCGATTCAGCTCCTTAAATGCTTGATAATAGTCGAAAGGAAGGGCTTGGACGGAGCCCTGCCCTTCCTCTCTGTAGATGTCTGCGGCTTAGCGCGCAACGGGCTTGATCGTGCCGAAGCTCGTCGCACCGTAGGTCGGACCGAACAGCGGACGGTTGCTGTTGATGCCTTGCACGCCGATGTTCTTGATGACGACGATCCGGCGCGGGTTGTAGACCTGAACCATGCCGTACAGCAGGATCATGAAGCGTTCCGAAGCGCTGATGCGCGCCAGCGGCATCTTCATGAGCGGTGCAAGCTGTTTGAAGCACAGCACTTGGTCGGGATCGTTGTCGATCAGGATTGCCGTATGCGTGCCCGGAATGTCGAAGTTCCGGTCCGAGATCACTTGCGTCGGCTCCGTACCGCCTACATCCTTCACTTCGAAAGCGAATTGCGCTTCGGAAGCGTTGCTCGTTACGCCTCGATATACGCGGTACGTCAGTGCCGCCGGGTCGGTGACTACCCGGTTGATCGTGATGTCTGCACGTTGGCCGGATGCGACAGCTACGCTGCCAGCGTAAACCGGTGCGGATTCGCCTTGGCTGTTGACTGCGGACACGAAGTAGTGATACGTGCCGGCCGTCATCTTGCTCGTCGCATCTTCCACAGCGTCAACCGGTGCAGCGATACCCGTGATGGTCGGAACAGCCGGTGCGCCTTTTTGCGAAGCAGCTTTCGGTGCGCCCAGCGGCTTCAGGAAGATGTTGTTGACGAACTGGATCGAGGCCGCGTTTGCTTGATAGCCGGTTACCGGCTGACCGAGTCGGATGCCTTCACCCGGATTGTCGACACGCTGACGGCCGTTGTACACGCCGTTCGCCGTCGTACCGAGGACGATCTTCGACAGGTCCTTGTGCACTTGGTTGGTCATGTGCAGCTCGAGGCTCGGGTTGCCGTAGTTGTCCAGTACGATCGTCGCGATGTCTTCCAGTGTGAATTCATCCAGCGGGTTGCCCCGCATGTCGATGATGTGTTGGTTTTCATACGGCTTGCCTGCGACGAAGTTCTTCACTTGCGCAATGACACCGTCGAATGCCAGCGGGTTCAACGAAGAATCCGCGAAGTACAGGGCACGCTCCAGTTGCATCAGCAGCCATTGCGTACCGTCGCGCGTTTGTTGCGCTACGATATCACCGATCGTGTTGCGCACCAGCGTTGCCGGATGCGTGATAACACGAGTCGTACCGAGATACTTCACGTATTGCGCTTGGCGGATGAAGTTCGAATCTTCTTCGTTCGGCAGGCCGCCTTCAACGAAGAACGGAGACGAATCCCCACCGTAGCTGTCCAATACGTTGAATTCTTCGACCGTGTTGAATGCTTTCTTCTTGCCGATAGATTTCCAGAACTTGATGTGCTGGTCTTTCGCAGTCACGACCTTGAGCGTACCTTCAAGCGACTGCGGACGGATAGCGGACATGTCAGCATAGGCACCATTGCCATATGCTTCGCCATCCTGACCAGTACCGAGGGCCTTCTGAAGCTCGTCGAGTTGTTCTACCGACGATACACCGAAGCCTTCGGTAACTTGCGGGTCCATAACACCCAACATGTCGCGTTCTCCCCTTTCTCTTAGGCTAATGGATTATTCAGCCGATGCGAGGCCGAACTTCACGCGCAGCTCGTGCGGAAGGTTCAAGTTCTCGAGCGGAACACCCGCCTCGTAGCGCATGATTTCTTCGCCGAGGCTGTAGTTGCCGGCTTCGAACGATTTATTCAGCTCGGCGAGCACTCTCGCTCTCGTCAGCTTGCCTTCCATCGGCTGCGGACCCAGATTGAAGCCCTTCGTGATGGTTTGGACTTCCCGCGTCGACGTTACGCCGCGGCGCCCGATCGGACGATTCAGCAGTTCTTCGAAGGATTTCTTCAGCTCAGCGTTTTCTTCCGCAAGGTCGCGGAGCTGTTCGCCAACGGCCTTGAATGCCTTCAGAAGTGCGCTTTGCTGACGGCTTACGCTGCTCAGGGACTTGTTCACGGTGTCGATCGAGTAGCCGACTTCGTCGACGAGTCTGGACAGGAAGTCCGAGACTTCCAGCGCTTGCTGCACCGTGCTGTCCTTGCTGAAGGACTTCGCAAAACCTTCGCCGTCGCCTTCCTCGTCGCTGTCC